TGGTTTATTAAAGAGTATATGAAAAATAGTGACATAGAAATTGTTTCTGTTAATACCTTTATGGAACATAAAGAAATTTTAAAGCGGATGTACGATAATTCCGATGTTGTATTATTGCCAAATATGAAACCATTTGAAATAAAGGAAATGTATGGTTCACCATGTTTTTCAAAACAACAAGATTATATTATAGAATGTTATCAAAATGGCAATAGGAAACCATGGGTTGTTGAGCGTGTTATGGGAGTGGACAAAAATGGCGATAGTTGGAGAAAATACGCTATAAACAACACTGCCAAAAGATTATTACTTTCAGGGGAGTTACACAAAATATCGCCTAAGTGTTGTAAGATTTTAAAGAAGGATGTTTTTAAACAGTATGAAAAAATAACTGGTAAAAAAGCAATATTAGGTGTAAGGGCTTCTGAGGGTGAATTGAGGCGAACAAAATATAATAAGTGTCTTTCTAAAGATGGCACTTTTCATCCATTATATGACCTTACTGATGACTTATTACATGAAATAGAAGAAAGATATTCAATAGAAGTTCCTGAAATATATAAATACGTAAAAAGAACTGGCTGTATGGGTTGCCCTTATGGTAGTTATTTGGGGGACACTATCAATGAGTTGAAACTAGTTACAAAAGAGCAGAGAAAATTTTTGTCTGAATATTTTAGAGAATCATATAATGTTTTGGGTATAGATATTGAATTGATTCAAGCTTTTTGTGGTGATATAGAGGTAAAGAAAGGGGGTGAATAATATGAAGTTTGATGTAAGTTCCACAATGTATCAGGAAGCTATCCTTGATGTTACCTTGTTTATTGAAACACATTTAAGCTCAGAAAGCTGGGCAATGGTTCATCATGTGAAAGAGAGAAAGACGGGTGAAGACCTTTCATATTTTGAACTATATGACCGTTATTATAACGTTATAGGTAAGTTGTCAACTTACTGGGATAGCGATGGCGATATGGTGTTATTCGGTAGTTATAAAGGTTCTAATGTTTATGCTTATTATAGTGATTGTATGCCTGTTGCGGATAAAATAGTGTGGCCAACGTTTGGTTTCACTTATGTCCGTAATTTTACAGGCAAGGACGCTATAACAAAGCGCTTTGAAACTCATGAATGGAGGTAGTTATGAAAACAATGGTAGATAAAAGGGCGCGTGAGGTTGGTATTTCAACACTTTATTCAATTTATGCTGTAATGTTGAAACAGGAAGGAAACAGGCGCTTATATTGGTATCAGGTGTGCAAACAACAGGCACGTGTAAGGCGAAAAATGCGCGTCATAACCTTGTACGATTATTTGAAATACAGGTTTATTTGTTGGCATGATTACATGGAGGTGTTTTGATGAAAAAACTTGTTTCTGTGCGTGGGTTGCGTCCTTCAACTTCTCTGTCTGATTCTTTAAAGATAAAAGAGTTGTTGAACCTTATCTATATCCAAGAAATGCAACATATTTTGATAGATAAAGGTGAATGGTTTGGTGTTAAACATAATGTGTTTGCTGTATATAGTAAAAACGACCATTTGAAAGCTTTTGAATTTAGACGTGTTGGAAGTAAAAGCGTTGTAGCAAAAATTGATTTAATGGTGGGCGCTTTGTTGTATTACAATAGAAGAAAGTTAATACATATAGACAAAAGTGAAACTTTACTGTTTAGAGAATTACAGCGGGTTTGTTATGGATAGTTTTATTGTTGTTTGTTTGATAATATGTATTATATGTCTATGGGAGGAAAGAAAGAAATGAATTTTGTTATACCTATTGTTATTGGTTGTCTTTGTGTTTGGGCTGGGCATTATATCAGAAAGACAGTGAATGATAACGATATATCTTTTACTTGTGGTTTCTTGGTTGGGGTTGGTGTTGTTTGTTGTATGGTTGTTTTAGTCAGTGAATTATGGAGGGTTTAAAATGGAAAAAATAAGTGTTAAATGTTCATTAAACGGTGTAAAATGTGGGTTAGCTGATGTTTTAGGTTTACTAATTGTAACAAATTCAGAAAGTTTTGATAAATATATGGGCGAACTTTTTGCTTCATTGGTTAATCTTGAACATGAAGAAGTTTGTTCAAGTCGTTTTGTTATAAACGCAGGGAAGAAACACGAACTTAGCGGGGTGATTGATATTGAGCGTGGGTAATAGGGCTGATTATGCCATAAAGCTACTTGAACTTTACGGGCGTACTATTATAGCCGATGATGGAAACGCTGAAGCCGTAATTGAAGAAATACGTAAGAAAGTAAACATTTCTGTTTCTTACAACGCTGATGACTTAGGCAAATTTCCGTTTGTTGGGGTGTCGCATAAAATATATAAACACTATATTTTAACAAGGTTATAACATATTTTTCACATATTTATGTTATAATATATAAGCACAAAGGAGGTGGAAAGCATGAACAAAACTATCACGAGAACTGTTGACGTTACAGAAGTAAGTTTTATCACCATGAAAAATGAAGAAATGGTTGAACTTACTGAAACTATCTACGGAGCTAAGCTTGACGCGGGAAAAGCTGAAAAAGCTTTAAAGAAAATGGGTTATGACCGTGTAATGGTTAAAAACTGCACTTCAAAAAGCGTAAAAGCTGAAGTAAAACTAGAGGACTTCATGAATCTTGCCACGATTACAGAATGAAAGTACTAGATATGATTAACCTAATTAAAAAAGTACCAACAGAATGGGAAGTTAAGGTTGATGGAAAACGTGCAAGGTTTGGAATGATTGACTTGAAAAAGAAAGAAGTTTGTATTTTAACAATGGAGGAAAATGAAAATGAACGAAATGCAAAGCGTGCAGGCTGTGAGTGATACAGCGCTTATTAAAAATGAAAATGATGTAACAGGTAAGGATTATGCTGGCATGTGGTCAGGCTCTGCCCCTATGGTGTTAGGTAAGGACTTTACAACATTTGAAACTGAAGACTTTGATGAAATGTTGCAGGGCATTACTTCACCTGATATTATTAAGCTGTCTGACGCCCTGAATCTGACACTTGAAATTAACAACGTATATATGGAAAATGTGCAGATTGTTTCAGACGAAACTGGCGAACAGGTTATCTTACCACGTATTTTGTTGTTCACGGTTGACGGTAACGTGTATTCATGCGTATCTGTTACAGCGTTCAACGCTTTAACAAAAATCTTTAACTACAAAGGCTTCCCATCGAAACAGCACACATTGAAACTTATCCCAAAACAGCGCTCACAGGGTAAGAAAAAGTTTTACAATTTCGTGATTCCTAAAGAATAGGGGGCGGGTGTATGCGTTGGACTAAAACGCAGGACTTAAAACTAAAACAGGCGGTAAATACTTTCAACAGGAAAAGAGGCGCTCAAAAACGCCTCAATCCTTTGGCGGAAGAATATTTACCGCCAAAACTTGTATATTCAGAACTAAAAGAAAAATTTAAGCAGTCTAGCAGTAGAGAATGGCGTGATTTTTTAGCTTCTATGAATAGGGCAAAGAAAAAAGACGCTTTCAAGCTTGCTAATGCTCAGGCTTTTGTAACAAGGTATGAATTAAAAGAGGTAAAACTGAAAGAAAAGCGTGACTATAACCGTATGGTAGCACTGGAAAAGCGAATGCGTAAAGACGCTAGGAAGAAGCGCGGAAAAAAGCGTGAAATAGCTGAGTTAAAGGCTGAAACAATAAAGAAAGCGCGGGTAAAAACAAGGGTTAATGTTGCGGAACTTAGTAACGCTGATTTTGAAGAGTATAAAAACACTTTGGGGCTGATTAATCAAGAAGCTAATATAAGTAGTATGTTTACACGTGACAAAAGTGCTTACCTTAAAGCGTTAAAAAATGGTATGGGGCTGGAAGAAGATGACGAACTGTATAAAATGGTTGAGGCTCTACCTGACGAAATGGTAAGTATGGCTGATACATATGACGAATATTTAAACGTTACAGTGCCATATTCTGAGGACGAAAAGGAAGAGTTGCGTGAGTCCCTGATAGCTAGATGGGGGCGTTATATAGAAGCATACAGAAATTATGAAAAGTAAAGCTTTTGTGTGTGATACGGAAACAACGATTGAAGAAGTACCCCGCGTTTGGGCGTGGGAGGCTTTGGAAGTTGGTGACGTAGACAACCCCACCCGTGGGATTGATATTGATTCACTTGTTAATTGGCTACTTAGTGATAACCGTGAAGTTTATTTTCATAATCTGAAATTTGACGTTAGTTACATTATGTCATGGCTTTTCACACATGGCTTTGAACACACTGAAGAAAGAAACCCTAACGATGGGCAGTTTACTTCATTAATTAGTGACGCTGGTGTGTATTATGTCGTTACAATAAAAAATAACGGGCATACGTGTAGGCTTTTAGATTCTTATAAGTTAATTAGTATGAAAGCTGAAGACATAGCAAAAGCATATAAATTAGATTTTAGAAAGCTGACAATAAACTATGATGATTATAGACCAGTTGGTTATGAGCCAACACACCATGAATGGGATTATGTTCATGCTGACGTAGCAATTATTTCACAGGCGTTGGCGATATTGTTTGATACAGGAATGACAAAAATTACACAGTCTTCTAACGCTTTAGCAGACTATATAACTTTGACTACTGAAAAGATTTACAATAGACGTTTTCCCGAGCTGGACAATGAAGTTGATAAATTTTGTAGACTTGCTTATTATGGAGGTAGTACACAGGTTAATGACATATACAAAGGCAAACTGTTAGGACATGGTAGGGTGTATGATGTAAATAGTATGTACCCGTGGGCAATGCGTACACAATATTTACCATATGGCGAACCTATAAAGTTTTCAGGAAAACCTGACTTTGATGACGGTTTTTTACATATTACAAAGTTTTCATGCTGGTTTAAGCTGAAACCTGACCACATACCGTGTATAATGGGACGGCATATTTCGCGGTTTAAGTATGAAAAATTTTTATATGATTCCGCAGGGGAAATTGTTGAATTGACTTTAACTGATATTGATATAAAGTTGATGTTTGAACAGTATGATATTAAATTTTTAACGTGGCACGGTGGCTATAAATTTAAGAAATCAAAAAGCCTTTTCAAAGACTATATTGACAAGTGGTACAAGGTGAAAGAAGAAGCAACCGTTTCAGGAAACGCTCCCATGCGGGCGATTGCCAAAGATATGATGAATAAACTTAGCGGAAAATTTGGTGTGCGTCCTATTTTGTTACGAAAAATACCATATTATGATGGCAGAATAAAACATCGCTTGAGCGAAAAAGAAGAATCACCAGCACGTAAGGGTTATGTTCCTGTTATAGCCTATACAACAGCCTATGGGCGCGACAAAATCATAAGAGGCGCACAGATGAACTATGAACGTTTTGTGTATATGGATACGGACAGTTTGCATATTTTAGGCGATGACCCGCCCGTTGGGGTTGAAATTGACCATACAAAACTCGGGGCTTTTGACCATGAGGGAAGTTTTTTACATATAAAAGCGCTTCACGCAAAATGTTACACTGAGCAGATGATTGTTTCACGTGAAACAATGGAAAGTCTAATATTAAAGGAGGTAAAAAAACCTGAAGATTTTACACCTTACGGGGATATGTTTACATATCAAAAAGTAACGGTTGCTGGCTTACCTTCAAATTGTCATAAACAGGTGACATTTGATAATTTTGAAGCTGGCTGTGTTTATACTGGTAAATTAGCGCCAAAAATGAAATCAACTGGTATTTTATTAACGGAAACGACCTTTACAATTAAAGGATAGCGTGTTATAATATGCTTGCCAAGGCGGAAACGCCAAAGCCAAACGGGACAAGCAACGTTAAGCATGAGCATGGGCGGTTAGGATGTCAAAGGTTAAGTCCTTCCTGATTGTCCGTAGGGGTGACACTCTATGTGACTGTGTTGTTTGTCCCCTTTGTTTTAGGAGGTGCAAAATGTTTAGTGAGATAGATAAGAGTCTATATATAAATTATCGTGAAATTGATGGTTATAATTGCCCATATAATATCATATCAACAACGCGCGGGTATGGTAAAAGCTACGGGGTTAAAAAGAAAGTTGTTAAAACTTTTGACCGTGATGGAAAACGATTTGCTTATTTCTTTAGGCGTCAGGCTTCAATAGATAAGGTATTGAAGAATGGCGGTAATATTTTTACAGACTATAATGAAGATTTCAAACGTGAGATATACTTTAATTCACGAGGGTTTTATGAGGATAAAAAAATAAATCAAGATATAATAACCAACAGACTGGGTTATAATTTCATAGTAAATGACGCTCAGGCTTATAAAAATGCTTCTTTTCGCGATGTTGGGAATATATGGTATGATGAGTGTGTAATTGAAAAAAATTCTGATGAACGATATATCAAAGACGAACCGACAAAAGTTCAAAATATATGTGATACCATTATACGAAATTCAAACAATGTTAAAGTTTATTTGACTTGTAACGCGCTTGAAAGCTACAACCCTTTCGCAATCAAGTGGCATTTACAAATGCCTGAAGATGGTAAATATATATGGGTATCGCCTAACCGTCAATATCTTGTATATGTCAGAGTTCCTGAAGAATTTATTGAAGCCCGTAAAAATACGCTTTTTGGAAGGGCTGTGTCTGAACTTGATTATAGTAAATTTTCATTTGGCAATCAGTTTATAACAGACAATAATTCTTTTATTATGACAAGACCGCGCGGGTGTCGTTATCTTTTCACGATAAACACAGAGGCGCGTAATGTGGGCATATGGACAAATGGCAGATATTGTTATGCGTCAAAAGACTATGAAAGAACCTTTCCAATTGTGTTAAGCGCTTCAATTGAAAATCAAGGTGTTGGGTCTGTATTAATAGGACGCGGAAACAAGTTATTTTCCCATCTGATTATGTACTTACGTCATGGGTTGTTGTTTTTTGACAGTAGGGAAACGAAAGATATTTTAATTACAGTCATTGAAAAGTACATGTGATTATGATATTATATAGGCAGGAGGTGATAAGATGGAAACAGTGGAGGTTGTCATGAATCTTTTTCAAAATTTGGGTGTACCTGTTGCATGTTTGATTTTCTGTGGTTGGTTTATTGTAAGGCAGGAGGATAAACATAATACAGAAGTTGACACGCTGTCAAAAGCGCTTAACTCTAATACGCAGGCAATGACTGAAATGAAAAGTATGCTACAGACATTCATGGATTATGTCGCTAAAATGAGTACAGGAGGTAGTGAATAATGAAAAAAATGTACGTTGATATTTCAGAACACAACACCGTTTCAAGTTTGAAAAATGTGGATGGTGTAATGATTCGCGCTGGTTGGGGATATGGCAAACCTGACGCAAAAGTTGACAAACATGTTAAACTGGCGGAACAGGCAGGTGTTCCTTATGGTTTTTACTGGTACGGATACGCGCAGACGGAAGCAAAAGCAAAAGAAGAAGCAAAATACTGTCTGAATGTAATCAAAAAGTACAAATCTACTTTACCAATTGCATACGACTTGGAAGACGGTGACGGATGGAAGGCAAGTCATGGTGGTGTGCCTTCAAAGAAGGTTAATACAGCAATCGTAAAAGCTTTTTGTGAAGCTTTAGAGGAAGCTGGCTACTATGCGATGTATTACGTCAATTATGATTGGTGGGCTAACAAGGTATATCACACACAGCTTGAACAATACGCTTTATGGTTGGCTTGGTGGGACAGAACAGACAAGCCAAACATTGCACCGAATGAATACATGCACCAGTACACTTCTAAGGGTAAGGTGTCAGGAATTTCAGGTAACGTTGATAAGAACTACTGCTATGTGGACTTTGTGAGCGCTATTAAAGAAAATGGACTAAACGGCTACAAAGCGGAAACAGCTAAAATTAAAGTGGGCGATGAAGTAAAGGTTACTAATCCCATTAACTACGACAACGAAAAAAAATTCAAACTGTATTATAAAACATATGATGTCATTCAGGTAGACGGAAACCGCGTTGTTATTGGTATTGGTGACACTGTAACGTCAGCGATTGACATTAAATATTTGGTGAAAGTGTAATGTATAATCCTAAAGCTTTACCGCATGGATATACAAAACGCGACGCCTTATGTTTTTTCGCTAAAGAAAAACAGATTGTTATTTCAGAACTTAAACTGGATAAAGAAAATAGTTTTCTTAAAAATTGTCTTGCTGTGATTGAAGAAAATATTGCATTGATTGAATCTTATTCAGATGACTGGAGATTCATAATAAATTATGAAAGCGGGACAAACTCTTGTAGCTGAAGACGGACATGAAGTTCTGCTTTTCCCGCTTTCTTCTCTTTATATCACACAAACAAGTTCACCTTCCAGTTTTTCCCATTGTTGCGGGCATCCATTTGACTGCGTGGGGACGGTTTTGAAACAATCATACTATGCTCCGTGTACTTGTAAGTTGTATTATGCAAATGACGCAAGCGTTGGCAATTCAAGGTCATGGGTTAGTGTTGATGAAGTTTGGACACCATACGGTTTAGGGTTCGTGTCTTTCCAATTTACCCACGACAACAACCCGCCATATTCAAATATTGGGACTGTTGTTAAACAGGGTCAATTAATTGGTCATACAGGAACAGCAGGGTTTGTTACTGGTGACCATGTGCATATAGACCAAGCGGTTGGAAAAGATGTACCTATGATAAATAGTGGTGTCACGTGTCAGGGTGGAAACCTTTGTTATATGCTTGACGGCTCAATTGACCCTACCAAAATATGGTATATGAATGGAACTGATATACGCTACACTGACGGGTTGACGTTTGAAGAATATAAGGGCGGTCACCCAGTCATTAAAAATGACAAAATGAAAATAATGTTTTACTTAAAAAGGAGATAAAAATGAGAGATTTAGAAGCTTATAACGGTGCACTTGAACAGCTAATTTCAAACGTGGCTGAAGAAAACCGTGAAGCCGTTGCAGGAATCGTTGATGGCTTACGTAATGACTATTCTGAAGCTATAGGTGAACTATCACACTATGGCGATATTACAGACGGCAAATACATGCCTTCACGTAATGAAGAAGCTGAAAAATGGAAAGCAAAGTATAATGAAGAGGTTGAACGATATAAAAAACGCTGGTCAACAGGTGCAGAGCCTGATGGCGGTAATGACCCCGATGACCCCGAACCTGTAACAATTGCCGACATTTTAAAGGAGGTTGATTAATATGGCAAAAATACCGAAGAATTATAACATCACAGATACAAGCACAGCAACGTTAATGAACGCTATCAGAAATTCAGCAAGTCCGACTTATCAAAGCCTTGTACCTGAAGTTACGCTTGAACGTTCGTCATGGCAGAAAGTTGGGTCAATGATTATTGACAACCCACTTTTAGAAAACGAATTTTACCACAATTTAGCGAATCAGATTGCGTTTGTTTATGGGTCATCCAAGGCTTTCCGCTCTCGTTACAGAAGATTCCAAAAAGGAATTATTGAGCTGGGCGAGCTGGTAGAAGAGTTTTTTGTGGAAGTAGCTAAGCCGAACCGTTATAACCCTGATATTGCTGAAAGTGAAGTGTTTAAACGTGTTATCTCAGATGTGCACACAGCAATTTATGAAATAAACGTTAAAACTTTCTATAAGTCAACAATCAGCCGTGAACAAATAGCTGGCGCTTTCACTACTTCACAAGGTGTCTATGACTTGGTTGGCGATATTTTCCAGTCTATGGTCAATGGTAAAGAAGTTGATGACATGAACCTAATTAAATATTTGTTAGGGCGCTTATGTCTTGATGGTAATATAAAAATCGTTACCGTTCCTGAAACTTCAGACAGTGACCAGTCAAAAAGTTACACAGTGGCAAAAATCATGAAAGAACATTTCAACAACATGACTTTCCCACGAGCTGACTATAACAGGGCAGGTGTATTGAACTGGTCAACAAAAGACAGAATGACTTTTATGCTAACAACTGCATTTGATGCAACTTACAGCATTGATGTGTTAAGTGCTTCCTTTCAGCTTACTTACACGGACTTTATGGGGCAGGTTGAACAGATTGACAGCTTTTCAAATGTTGACTTCAAGCGTTTAAATCAAATGCTGGTGGAAGCTGGGGCAGCTGAAGTACCTGAATATACTTCAGAGGAAAAACAGGCGCTTGATAAAATTGTGGCTTTAACATTTGATGATGGATTGATTCAGGTTTTCGCGCGTCTTTTCCGCTGGGAGGACATCAGAAACCCGCAGGGACTGTATTGGAACAACTATTTGCACTACTGGGCTTTGTATGCTTCTTCACCTTTTGCACCTGCTGTTGCTTATGCTACTGAAGGTGGTAGTGTAACAGGGGTGACTGTAAGCCCAACAGCTGTGACACTTCCTGTCGGTGCTTCTATTTATTTAGAGCCTGAAGTTGAAGGAACTGGCTTCTTCTCAAAAGAGGTTATGTATATGTCTGACAGTCCTGAAGAAGTAACGGTTGACAAAAACGGACGCGTAACTAATATTTCTAAGACATCAGGTACAGCAAATATTAACATCGCTTCAAAACAAGACTCAAGCAAGACGGCAAAATGTGTTGTAACGGGCGCTAATGTTACCGCGTGATAACGCCTGCTGAAGTCAGTACAATAAGACCTAACACAAGCATTTATCTGCTAAAGGGTGTTCAATGCGAAATGGCAGAGGATACCCTTTATTTTTCTAGTAAAACAGCCCAGTATAACTATTTTTATAGTAAGCGTGATAAGTCATTGAGTTGGGAGCAAAACACGCCCGTATCAATCCAACTTGGCGAATTGCTTGTAAAGGCTAATGCTGACAAAGTAATTGAATGTAACTATCTAATGATTAGAAATAGCAACTTTTCAACGCGTTGGTGGTATTGCATTATCACAAAAGTAACATGGTTAAGCCCTAACAGTTCAAAAGTTGAGTTTATCGTTGACGCTGTGCAAACTTACTTTTTTGACTATAAGGTGGATACAGCTTTCATTATTCGTGAACATGTTTCAGATGATACCATAGGTGCTCACACAATTCCTGAAGGTCTTGAGCTTGGTGAATACGTACTGGACAAAATCGCTGATATTGGCGGTGAATGGCTGAACAGCTATTATATCGCTGTTTATTCAACTTACAGCAGTACAACACAGCCTGTCAGAGGTCAAATTGATGACGGTATGTATACAGGCGTTGCCCCACAACTTTTCACAGGCGATACGGACGGAGCAAATAAAGCAAGTGATTTTCTTGAGAGCTTAACGGAAGACAACAAGGCAGACAGTGTTGTGTGTATATTATGGATACCGAAAATTTTTAATACAGGCGGGGACATTGAAACGACCGTTTCACGCCCTACGCGTCTTGATGGATATTTGCCTAAAAATAACAAACTTCTTACTTATCCATATGTGGGGGCTGTACTTTCAAACAATCAAGGTGTAAACGCGCCTATGCGCTTTGAATATTCTTCAAATGCCCCGAACTTAAAATTTCACACCGAGGCAAAAATGAGCGGAAACCCTTCGGTAATCACAATTCCTATGAATTATAGGGGTGAAGCCTTTGACTTATCTTCAAAAGTTATACTTTCAAATTTTCCTATGTGCGCTTATGGGATTGATAGCTATAAGGCATGGCAGGCTATGAATGGCGGAGCAATACCAGCAAGCTTGTCACTTGGTGCTGGCGTTTTAGGCGGTACTGTGTCAGGCGCTACAACTGGCGCGTCTATTGGTGGGGCAATAGGAAGCGCTGTTCCTGTTGCTGGAACAGCTTTGGGGGCAACGGCTGGCGCTGTAATTGGTGGAATAGGCGGTGCGCTGTCATCATTGGGAAAAGTAGAAGCCACAACAAACATGCCTATACAAGCATACGGAACAGGTGGCGGGAATATCCTTTTTCAGCTTTCAAATGACGATGAACTCAAAAAGCTTGGGAGTATGTGTGTTTATGTGAATACAATCCGCAAAGAGTACGCAAAGGCTATTGATGACTTCTTTACTATGTACGGCTATAAGGTAAACCGTATAGGTGTACCATCACGTAATAATCGCGAAAACTTCACTTATTGTCAATGCGCTGAAGTCAAGTTATCGGGAAATGTTCCACAAGTTTATCAAGAGCAAATTATTTCACGGTATAAAAACGGCATAAGGTTTTGGAACAACACAGCCACTTATAAAAATATTCATGTTTCTAATTTAACGAAAGAGGGCGAATAAATGAGCACGTCAAAGCGAAACTACAAACAACAAAAACGTTTAAACAACATATCATATTTGATTTGGTTTGAACGTTTAGCTTCTATTGCTATGTGTAGATATAAATGGAAGGGGCTTCCCGACACATGCGATGAAGAAATGATTGAATGGGCTAATTTTTACCGCGGAAAAGTAAGTTTTTTCCGTGATGAAGCCCTCAATGATATTGTAAGCTTACCATTTATTCCTGCACAAACATATAATATTTATGGTTACCCTGTGGAAATACAACCTTTTTCACGATGGGGTAATATAAATTATGACGTGATAAAAGCAGGAAACTTTGTTATATGTTTTGACACCGTAGGACGTTGGAACACATTCATGTTAGTTGACTATTACGCTATGAGGCTTTCAGACCTACAAAGAGCAATAGACACAAACTTGTCACAGCAGAAAACAATCGGGGGCGCTATCGTAGGAAGTGAAGCACAGAAAAACAGTGTTATAACCGCCATGCAACAAACAGGCGAAAATGTGCCGTTTGTTATTCTTGATAAAGATATGTGGGAACGTGGGTCACGTATTGGTGATAAACCTATAACATTAGAAGCTATAAAGTTTGACGTTCCTTACATTGCTGACAAATTGCAGATTCAGAAAAACATGTTGTTAAATGAATTTTTAACAGCAATAGGAATTGAGAATACAAACGCAGACAAACGTGAAAGACTGGTTGCAGACGAAACCAACGCCAACATAGGGGCTATTGAAAGCGCCCGTCTTATTGGCTTAACCCCACGACAACGCGCATGCGATAAACTAAAAAAGACATTTGGGATAAATGTTAGCGTTGAAGTAAATTCAAACATTAAAACATTAATCAATGACGCCTTTAATATTTGGGACTTAAACGGAACGGGAGAAGGTGAAAACAATGATTGACCACGACTTACCACAATACACCATAACAATAGATTACGTTTTGCGCGGTTTATTGAAAACTGACTTTGAACACACGTTGACCATGGAAGAAATACAAAAAGCCCGCCCTTTGCTATTCGATTTTGATTATGGAATAAGCGATGAACAACGCATATTTTTTGAAACATCGTTTCTATTACACTTCATGTATCGTGAAATTGCTGTTACACCGCTTCAGCGTTGGAAACAGTATTTAATGGAATACTGCTATACAAATTACGCATATATTGAAAGCGTAATGGAAACAGCTAAGGAGAAAGTAAACTATCTTAAACCGTTTAACTACGATGAAAATTCAACTTCCGACAGAACTATTAAAGATACGCAAGAAAACACGGGAAACGGTGTAATGAAAGTAAACGGAAAAACAGTTAGCACAGACAATGAAACACAGATAACAAGCGCATTTCCACAAGCAACACTTAATGATATGGATTACGCCAGCGGTTCAAGCGAGTCAGAAACAAGCGGTACTGTAAACACCGACAACGCAACAGAAAGCAATTCAACCCAATTAAACAAACGCGATGGTTCAGACGTGAACGTTTTGACGATTCACAAAGAAGGTAACACGTCAAAAAGTTACGGTGAAATTATGAAAGAATTTTATCTATACAACACGACCATCACGGGAAAAATTTGGTCTAGTATGGCTTATTTGTTTTTCTCGGTATATTAGGAGGTACAAAATGGAAAAAATAAACCTTAATGGAAGCACCACAAATTTCATAAAAAACAAATATACAACACCACTGCCATTTACCATTAACCCACTAAACAAACTAACCTTTGAGGACGCCCCCACAGATTATATCTTACTTTGTAAAGTAGCGGAAAAAAATAATGACGTCATAGACGTAACAAATGCGCTTCAGGAAGCAATGGAATCTTTCTTTAACTGGGTTGCTGAAAACTTATACAACTGGGCACAAGAAACGCTAACAGGTTGGCTTGAACAGGGTATCATAAAGGTAGACTTAAAGTATACAGCAGAAACAGAAGCGCTTGAATTGGTATTCACTAAGGAGGTATGACAATGGCTGATTTTGTAACTTTGAATGGGTATAACGTAAAAGACCCAATTGCGCGGGAGCAAATAATATCATTAGAAAATGAATTGAACGGAAAACTTTACGGTGAAATGGTAAGTTCTCTATTTGCCCGTAGTTATGCAAATTATATTCCTAATGTTACAGCTGATGACATATCAAATTTGCCATTGGGATATATGCAAGGCTTTTGTTCAACTGATTCAACCATTATATATGCGATAAAAGGGGCTGACCCATTTGCTAACAATGACAATATTGTTTTGTGTGAAATACAAAAAGGAACATCTAACGTCACAAGGAAAGTTAATTTGCAAGGTTTTCACGCTAACGCATTGGCATATAACAAAAGCAAAAATGAAGTTTATATAGCTTGCAATAGCACCGTATCAGGAAGCGGGACAATCCCCAACAACAACATTTTAATATTAGATTACACGACTTTTTCAATTAAAGAGGTAAAAACACCGCCGGCAGAAATTACACAATCTAACCGTGTACGCTCTGTTTCGTACGACAACACTTCAAACACGTTAATGTTGGGCGATGAATATACAGTGTTTTTCATGAGCGATTGGGACACCGTTGAAAGAAAAGTAACGCTTAACATGGCTGATACGCTTGAAAGACCAGCTACGACAAATATTCAAACATTGAAACATTGCGGAAAATACATTATACAATCACGCATGTCACCAAACGGTTTATGTATCTATGACCATGAAGGTAATTTAATAAAAAATTATTACAACCTTAGAATATGTGACCTTATAGCAACTGGTGAGCTGGAAGACGCAGAAATTTTTGATGACGGTACAGTAATATTCAGCACTTGTCAAACAATAAGATACAATACAGCTATATGGACATATGACTACACTTTCTTTAAGTCAAACATATTTAAAGGAGGTTTCCAGCGTCAGCCTTATCAAACGCAAAAAGGAAATTATTTACAGGCATATTGTGATTGTAATTCAACCGCTTTACAGTTAGGAACTGATTCACAACCATTTGGTACACCTAATCAGGCTTTATTGATGGCAAATTCAATGCCAATTTCATGTGGAATACGCGTGAATATAAAATCAACAGGCGATTATGGATGGTTTGGCGGTATATTTGGCAATCAGCCAATATATTTAGATGGCAACAATTATGCAACACTTCATGCTATCGTTGTGCTAGGGTCACACGCGATAATTGACGCTTGTACTATAGAAGCTACACCATACGTCAATGTGAATACGTCAGACAACCCCGCAAATATATACATTGCCCAATCTGCACAAGTAGAGATAAGGAACTGTAAGTTAAATTCAGGTGATACACAGCAGGATAACGCCATGTTAGTGGCAAATTCAAAAGTATATATCAACGGAACATCATTTACAAACTATCTTAATGGCGTACGTCTTCAGACAAACGCTGATGTTATGTTGTATAATATAACATGGAGCAAAGGCAAATATAAATATAAGTGTAACGTGCCTGAAGTTAAACTATATGACGGTACAAGCACAATTTACAATAACTGCAATCCTGATGGATACATTCCCGACAATACCACAGGAAATTGGCAAGCTGTAGAGTTCACACAAAGTGGTGACACAATCACAGCAACTAATCCGCGCGCGGTAGTAGGTAAAATGAGAATGTTCACATTCTCGTTTCAGTATCAGCAAACAACTGTCCATTATACAACGTTCTTGTCTGCTGGTTACGTAAACCACATTGCAGGCTTCGGCTCTGAAGGTTATGAAACGGTATTTAATATATCTGTGACAGACCATGATGATGGAACGTTCACTGTTAATTGGTCACTAAAACAGCAATCTGTTGATGGTGGAGCATGGAATGATATGAGTTCTGGAACAACCGTCAAATGTACGTCAATAAGGGCACTATAAAGAAATAAGCCATCACATGATGGCTTATTTTACTATTTTAAAAATTCCAACTATTATGGTTTTCCATTTCAACGTTGTTTTTATATAACTTTCTAATCAAGATAAAGCCTTGAACATTAAAATCACCAGTTAAATAATACTTATCAACTACAGCACCGTCATTTATTTTAATATAGACAGTGAAAGGCAAAGAACCACCATAGTTGTCAATTGTAGGTGATTCTATAGTAACATTCAATATAGAAACACTTTTACTTAAAACCATACGGTCAAAGATAAACTCTTTTACATGTCTAATCAAAATTTGTTTTAAAACACTTTCGCAACTTAACATTTCCTTTTACCTCTCTTTCTTTACACTTATAGTATACCACTTTCGCCAGATATATGCAACACTTTTTGTCAAATTCTCAGAGATATTTTTGACTGCTCACATCTTACTGTTTGAGCACTGTATAGCAGGCTGGTTGTGTGCTCACTGGGGAAGTATGTTTTGCCCTGTCAGAATACA